CTCCTGTTGCGTCTTCATCAGTTGATATACAAGTTTATGTAAGAGCAGCTGAGAATATTGAGTTCGCCAACCCTTGCGTAGTGGATCCCACTAATTTGATGAGTCTATACGCTCCACAAAGTGAGGAAATGAAGTTTGATGGAGAAGTAGATCATACTGTTTTGGGTACTGCGAAATCGGCGAGTGATAAGCAATACTTGGTCCACTATGGTGAGAATATTAGATCATTGAGACAGCTGTTGCGGAGGTATGAATTTGTCTGTAGAACATTTCACACTGGTAGTACCGGTTCTATTGTGAACTACGTCGACCTTCATAAGATGCCTCCTACCCCGGGCTATCTATCTGTCGCACCATGGGTTGCCACGTCAATTCTTGGTGGAGCGAACGCCAACTTCAACTTTACGAAAATGACCATGTTGTCTTTCATCTCTCCAGCCTTTTTGGCTTATAGAGGTAGCACGAATTGGTCTATCAATGCCATGGGTAATAATCTAAGCTACGCTGTCAAATCCGTAAGAGTGATAAAGGATAACGTATCCGATCACGATTTTGGTTTTCGACAAGTAGCAGCAGTTACGGCTACGGTAAGTAAAATTGCAGCATTTGCTGCGCAGAATATCCATCCAGGCACCTGTGGATCGGCTTTGACCAATCAATTTACAAATTCAGGACTTAATGTTCAGTGCCCAAATATGTCACCTTATAAGTTCCAGACTACTCGTCCACGCAATGCTAACGTTGCTCAATTCTATGATGGTTCACTACAAGATGCGTTTAGCATCGAAGTAGCTCTTCCACAGGGAATGACTAGCGTAAATACTGAGATGGACTTGTACTGTGCTGCAGGGACAGATTTTGGGCTGTACTTTTTCTTGAATGTACCCACATTCTACATCTATTCTACATTCCCAACAGGAGTGTAAATTAGATGACGGATATCCACACCCAGTCACGAGGTTAAACGTGACGTACTTTATGCTTTTTGTACACTTATAAAAGCAATTAGGGAGTGTTCCAGCATCTTCGGACTGCACACTCTTTAGTGTAAATAGTATCCTCCATGATTGAGGCTCTACTGGCGGACAGGTCGCCACACCGCATTTTTATGTGCTAACGCTTATTCCTAAGGGATGTTAGTCGTACAGTAATTTTACTTAGTTTTATGTACCACTGATATTTCGGTGGGAAACTTTTTATAAGTATAAATCTGTACGTTTTCACTTGGGACTAGTTGAATCTGGC